AGTTGCCGTTCATTCAATCGCGTCACGTTGTCGGGCGTCGCGCCGCGGTTCGGTTTCCGGTGCGCCTTCTTAATCTGCGCGTCTTCGTACCTGCCCAAATCGCTCAACGTGCGCGTTGCCATCCACAACTGCGGAATCGTCCACGTATCGCGCAACACCCACGGGTCAAGTTGCAGCGCCTTCGCGACACTAAAGATCGTTACGAGTCGCGGGTGCTTCCATTCGTATTTAAGTGCTGATCGATCACTCGCTGCGGAATCTTCTCCATCATCTTCAACGGCAGACCCTTGAGCATTTGCTTTTGCACGTTCAGTTGCGCAAGTTCTGCTGATACGAAAGGGTCGTTCACCATTTGCATGATCGTGAACGCGCGTCCCATCTGCGTGGGCGTGATGCAGTCGTGAAGTTCCTGTGGTGGTTCTGGCGCAATCGGGTATGTGGACACGCACTCGTATACCGCTTCGCTGTAGGCTTTCCGCGCGGCCGCAAGCGCAGCGCGGTCCGTGCCCTTCTGCGCATCCTTGACCGCTGCTTGTAACGCTTCGACTTCGTTCGCCTTTTCCATCCACGCATCGGCTTTCGAGATCGGCAATGCGCGAATCTTGTACTTGATCGACTTGCCGCCATCCGGTAGCGAGAAGACTTCAATCGGTTCGTTGCTCGCCATCTCTGCGTCGGTTTGCGTGATGTCCATTACGCGGTTCTTTCATGGAACTGGTACAACTGTTGGCCTGCCGTGTCTGCTGTGCGAATGCGTCCCTTGAAGGAAACCGGGACAATCAGCCGCTTTTCGTCGTCGGGCTTGATCGCATCTTCGATGTTAAAAAGCACGCGCTTGATGTGGTAGACCATCAATTTGGTCTGAATTGCCAGCGCGTAGTACGTGGGCTGCGTGACGCCGCCGTCACTCACTACCGCAGAAGAAATGGAAGACGACGCAAGCGCCGCGCTGAATGCGTCGGCATCCGACTGCGACAACATGAACTTGCCCGAGATGCGCTTGACGGTCATGTTGTCGAGCATCTCGGAAATTTCGCCGGCGGGCTTGAATTCGTCGTACACGGTTTCGATGTTGATCTCGAAATCGTTTTCCGTGTAGCCGATCTTCGTAAAGTTCGTCCACGTAATCGATCCGCCGAGCGTGCCGGTAATCGTGGGCAGCGCCGTTCCTTCGGTTGCGCGGTACGGGATACCGCAACCGACGACCACTGCCGCTGTGTCTACGCCAATCGCCATTGTTCAACTCCCTATCGGTAGAAGACGCCTACCGTCACATCGGTTAGTGTTCCTGCCCATGTGATCGTTACAGTCGATCCATAGGTATCCACGTCGAGCGGCGCGATGATGATGAAATCATTCGCCGCCATTGCCGTGAGCGTGCGATCTGAAACCGCAAGTCCATCGACGGTTTTTGTCGTTGTAATCGTTACCACCACATCTGTAGCCGCGCCGTCATTGCGCACGACAATCCACATGTTTCCGTCATTGACAAATGTGTTGCCGGTGCCGTCCTCTGCAACCAAATCCGCAGCGCGGAATTGCAGGCCCGCGCGCGTGACGCGCCTCGGTGTCAGTGCTGTCGCCATCTATATGCTCCTTAGTCCGATGCTGTACGCGGTGAACACGCGCGGCCATTCGGTATCTGGTTCGGTTGCGTTTTGCGGTTCTACTTCCTGGTGCGCGTGAAGAATGCAGCCGCTTGCCGTGTTGGTCGTGGTGGTGCCGTGAAGTCGATCGAATAGAAGACGGTCAAGCGCAACGGCGTCGTCGTATGTGGGGCCGTAAGTGAAAAACTGCACGGACAGATCGGATGCCGGTACGAGCGTGTCCGCGCCAGGGCCGCCGCGAACGCTGTAGAGAATCGCGGGCGTGCAGTTAAAATCAATCGGCAACTTATCGGGCCACAGTGCGGACCCGGCGACCATGTAGAGGTTCGCAAGGCTCACGGTTGCGCCGTCGCTGTGTGTCGCCGCTGTGCTGCCAAGCGCGCCGCGACACCCAAGATCGACGGTGAATGTGTTGCCGCTGCGCGCGCCGATGACGTATTCGCTATCAATCTTCAAAACAAGTGGGGCGTCATATCCGGCGAAGGCCGCTCCGCTCGTAAGCGTGATGGAAAGCGTCGCCGCCGTGATCGCGCCGTTAAGCGTGGTTGTCGCGGGACTCGATACGCTCGTGCGCAGATATTCGCCGAGTATGCGTAGGCGGTCGATCATAAAACGTCTCGCAATCGCCCAAGTAGCCCATTCATTGCGCGGTCATATGCGGGATAGAGAAACGGCTGCGCGGCAATGCGCGAGTCGCCGAATTCGATATCGGCGCCGTACCCCGTGCGGCCCGCGCCTTTTTTCGTGTTCGTGCGAATCTTGAAGCCGACGCCGCGCTTGTTTTGCTTTTGCTTGATAGATTCGGAAAGTACGCGCGGATCGTTGTTATCGCCTACCGGCGTATTCGCGGATGCGTCGGAAACGATGGTATTAGCCGTGTCTTCCATCTCGGGCGCAACGGCCGCGCGCACCTTCTTGATGAATTCCTCAGCCTCCATCGTTTTGAAAACGACCTTGACCTGGAATCCACCGCTGGTAAGATTGATATTGTCCGTCGTGAATCCCATTACGCGACCACCAATTTCACGTCACATTCCCAATGGTGCATAGCCCCGCCGCCATCGCGCGGATACTTCACTTCGTAGACCTGCCCGTTTACCGTGACTTGGTCGTCCGCCGATATGTCCGCGCTACGGCGAAGAAACAACACGAGTTTTTCTACCGCCGTCGTGCGGTCGCCGATAAGTTCCGTTGCGGTCAACGATTGCAGTCGGCATGGCTCATTCGTGAGTACCGCTGTGCGCGTAGTCTTTTGTCGCCCGCTTGCGCCTTGGCCCGCCGTCGTCGCGCGTGTGCTGGAACATGTTTGATTTAAGAGGCTGTCAAAGCTCATGCGACCATCCGCCTGTACTTGCCGAGCAATTCATCGGTGCGGTATTCGGTCAACTTTGCGCCCGCGCGCTGATACTGATACTGCCCGATCATTTCCATTTGCATATCACCGAGCTTGCGCGTCAGGTAGGCGTCCTTCGCGCATTCGAGCACGTAGGTTTCAACTTCAAGTGGGTACTTATAGATATAAAATGCGGCCGCGTTTTGCGCCGCCGCAGTGGTGCCGTTTACGCCGCGCTCGACCGTGATGCTCGTGGTTGATACCGCAGACACATACATCTGTTCGGTGCCGATCAAAATGGTTTGGCCTGGATAAACGACGGCGCTCGCATCGGCACTTGCGGTCAGCGTGGTGCCCGTGGTCGTCGCCACGGTCCCCGTCAATCCGCTGCTTCGATACGGTGTCGCGCTTCCCCCGTCGCCGTATCCCCAAAGGCCCACGGCTTTCAGAATCTTCTCGCCGCGGCAAAAGAAATAGTCCGGGATCGATGCCGGCATAAGCGCAAGTTTCGGCCATTCGTTGTACGGCCAGAACACGTAATCGCCTTCGTCGCCCTGGGTAAACGTAGTCCCGTCGAATGTGCCATCGCCTTCACTATCGCTCGTAAGCGCGGAAAGGCTCAGGCAGTCGTCAATGAAGAGTTTGCACGTATCGACCACGTCGAAATAGCGGGTAGCGCTCATAACGAAGAAATGCCGCAGGCAGTATTGGTCTGCCTCGCGGCTCGCGCGTTCCAGCATGCGCAGTAAAATCGCGTCGCGCGTGGCGTCCGTAGACGTTTCGCCCAACTCGTTTTTGATGTCAGCGAGTGTCGCGTAAGCGTTCGGCACGCGCTACACCTCGCCGCTGCGTGCTCGTCGCGCCTTATTCCGCAGGTCGTCTATGCGCGGCTTGATCTGGTTTATATCGCGCGTGGCATCATCGAGAATGTCGGCCGCTTCTTTCTGGTATGCCGCAAGCGTGTATTCCAGATGCGCCTTCACGCGGTCCAGTGCGGCAACAGCCCTATCGAAGATGCCATCAATGTCGCTCTCGATCGTCTTGCTGAGCGCAGACACCTTTTGCAACGCCAACACTTCCGGCGCAGCCATAGGCTCTGGCGTGAAGTCTTCCACTATGGGTGCGTTGCCCGTTTCGATTTCGATGTCATTCATTTCCTGCACCTTTTTCATTAGCCGCCGATCCAGATGTACACGGTTCCCGTCTTGGTATCGCCGCCGGCTGCAACCACAACCTTGATACGCTCGCCAGCGACAACTACCGGGCGCAGTACGGCAGAACCGCCGCCCGCATATAGCGCCGCCGCGCCGGTCGTGTTGAGATGTGTGGCTTGCTGCGGGCATCGTGTGCCAGATGCGTTCACATCGTCCTCGTCCCACACAATGACGCCGGTGTTTTCTAGGCTCACGACGAAATCCACACCATCGGCAAAATCCGTCTTTGCATAGCGGATTTGCTTGATCTCGCCGTAGTCGATTACATCCGTGTAAACAGTTGCATCGCCCGAACTGTCGGTTGTGATTGAAACCGTGTGCCGTTTAACGTGCATCGGTTTAGCTCAACGCCACAGCGCCGACGTTTTCAATGATGGTTCCGTTGCCCGCGCTGTCGAAATACACAACAAGGCATTCGTTGAGCGCGTTGAGCGTTGCGACGTTGTTTGTGCCGTTGAACGTGCCCGCGGTAAGCGTCAACGTGTGCGCCGCGGTGCCTGTCGCGCTCGTGTCTTTGACAACGAATAGGCCAGGGTGATTTACCGCGCTCGCAATTGTTGCGGCAACCACGACGGATGCGTGATTGAGCTCGACGCACTGGACACCTGCCGTCACTGCGCCCGAAGCGGTCAGCGCTTGTACGCGCGCGGATACGTCCGCAGCGTTATTGATTTCCGCTGCCGTCGCCGCTATTGAGGTTCCTGCAATCTTCAATGCGCCGCCAGATTCGATGTCAAGGGTTCCCCCGGACGCGACGACCGCATCGTTGCCGCCCTGCTTGACGTAGAATCCGGTTGTGTAGCTTGCGTCTGCCATTTAGCAAACTCCTTAAAAGCCGGGGCGTGTTACCGCCCCGGCAGGTTCAATCGTTCAGTTTACGCGGTGCCTTCGGCAGGCTGTACGTGCGCCTCACCCGCAATCGTGCCGCTGGTCGTGTTGTCAACCGGGACGTTCGTCGGGTTGTAGAGAATCGCCCACACGCTTTCGAGCGTGGAAGATGTGCCGCGCGCGAAAACCGCCTTCACGTAGCGCTTTGCGGGCCGCTTGATTTCAATCCACACGTCCTCGTCGGAAGTGCCGCTCGTGGTCGAGGTTCCAACCACATCACTGTATGCGTCCGTTACGGCGTCGTCGTCGCTGTATTGCGCCTTCACCGTGTTGCCCGATGCCGCAGTACCGAAACTCGACAGGATGAATACCCCGCCGTAGCCCTGCGTGTCGATGGCGTCCGATGTAACCGCAGAGGTTGCGGCCGTCGTGTGATCCTGAATTTTCAGAATCTTCACGTTTTCAGAAAACAATCCAACCATGTTCTATCTCCCGCGAATCGCGCCGCGCGCGACCGCCTTTTCTCGTTTCTGTTCGTGCATCGTTGTTTCTAAGTGCGCTTGGTTGTCTTCGACAAGAGCGCGCGCTTCGCTATCCGGCAAATCGACTGTTTCGCCGATTCGCTGAATTCCGCCGAGGCTTGCGCGCTCCGTATCGAGAATCACGCGCATGATTACGCCTGCAACATGTGTTTGACGGGTGCGACACCTGCGTCAACCAGCACGCCGTCATAGCGCGCGAAGGCCACAAAACCTTCCTGATCAACTTCGGCATACCGCTCAACAAGACGGCGTAGGCGAATAGACCGCACTTCGCGAATCTTGTATTTGTTGAGTTGGCCGAAGACCATCGACTTGAGTCCGGTCGTCGCGGCGGGCATGTCGTTGTTGATCGTGTACGGGAAGCCCCAGATGCGATCCACTTCGCCCGACTGCGTTCCAGCCGTCCAGAGGTACTGCCCCTGTCCGTCTTTCAGCTTGCGCAGAAGCTGGAGCGTGGTGTCCTTGAACATGAACGAGCAACCCGAGGTGCGGTAGGCGACATCGACGGAGTGAATCAGATCGATTACTTCGTCCATCGTGATCGCGGTCGCGCTCGCCGTGGTTTTGCCCGCCGTGCTCATTGTGGTGATGCCGCGCGGTTTCGCTGCGCCGTCGCCTGTCGTGAAGTGCGTGTTTGTGATGCGGCCGAGGCGCTCGCCAAGCATCCCGCCGAGAATCACCGGGATATTGAAGGCCGAATCTTCCAGCAGTTCAACGGGCACCTTCACGAGTTTTGAGCTGTACTTGTGCGCGTACAGGTTCACGGCGCCAAACGTCGGGTCGGCCGCGCTGACTTCCGTGCTTTCCGCGATAATTTCGCCGGTGTTGCTCGTGTCGTTCGCGGTCGGGTATTGCAGCGTGTTGCCGCTATCGGTACGGATGATGTCCGCAACTTGGCGCATTCCGCCGAAGTGCAGCATTGCGGTTTCCAGCGAGTTCACAAAGGCATCGCCGTAGGTGAACGCGCCCGAAGTGCCGATGTGCGTGCTGAGTGCGCGGGTGTTCAGTTTGCCGACAAACGCCGCGCGGGCTTCATTCACCTGCTCGGACGTGCAAAGGTTAAAGCCGAATTCGCTGGCGTAGGGGTTGACGCCCATGCGCTGGCAGGCGTCCATTTCTTCGTCGCTGATGGTGCGCTTATCCGAGAAGTACCAACCGCGCAACGCAAGCCCGCGATCCTTTTCGGTGATCTCGCGGGTTTCGCCGCTGCCCTGCGTCGGACGGAAGTCGTCACGGCCAATCTTGCGCTTCTCGCGCCGGTCGGCTTCGTTGCGGCCTTCGATTTCCGAGGAACGGGCGCCAACCGCGGCGCGCTTTTCTTCGGATTCGAGTACCGCAAGGTTCGCGTCGTAGTCCGCGTTGCAGCGCTCGTAATTGGCTTGGTCTTCGGCGGTCCAGTCTTGGGCGGAGTCGTTTGCCTTCTCCGCGAAGCGCTTGATTTCTTTGGCGAGTTCGTCACGCTTTTCGCGCAACTCCAACAATTTGCTCATGTTCTGCTCCGGTTCGCCGGTAGGCGGAGCAAAACAAAACAGGCAGCACTCGCCACCGGCATGGGTTAAATGCCGTTGATCGAGCCGCTGCCCGTACTAGCGTTCAGTCAGTCTCGTGATGTCCTCGCGTTCCCCCGGCGACTAGCGCCGGGTTCTGCGCGTGACCATTCAACTGTTAGGTCTTCGGAACCAAATTACCACAACCCGTGGTGTCTGTCAATACATTTTGGGGGATACCGCCAAAATTAGGCGATTCCAACCAATCGCGCCCGAGCGCCAGTCACTACCGCGACCCGGCGCCGGCGTTCGTCCGTGTCCATGCGCTCAAAAAATGCCTTTGCGTCATTCAGTTCCCCGCGCATGCGAACGCCCGTGCTCGTGGATTCGTAGGCGGGGAACGTCACTGGTCCAACGTCGAACAGTTCCACCCCGCGAATCTCACGGATGCGAATGCCGTTTTCCTTCCGGGGTTGTTCGTCGGTAATCATAAACGCGAAGCTGGACCCCTGAACGTCTTTACGCTTGATGAATTGGGCTACATCGCGGTAGACGGTCGTTTCGCCAGGGTCAATTTCGTAGCGTAGCCCGCGGTTGTCGTCGAAGATGCGCAGGGTGCCGGCGCTCTTGCGCCCGAGTACCATGTTGGTATCGTGGTTAAAAAGCGCCCGAACGTCATCGCGGTTGACCGCCTGCGAGAATGCCCCCGGCATAATCCGTTCCACCATACCCGGCCAAAGCTGGTATTCGGTGTTCGGTGTGCCGTCGTAGTAAACGGCGCCGTATCCGTGAATCATGCCCGTGCCTTCGCCTTCGGCGCGTATCTCTACCGCCGCCGCGGCAAGGTTTGTGTATCGGCGTTCCATGTTGTGCTCCTACCGGCCTTCGATTAAGGCTGCAAATGTTTCGTCTGTAAACTCGCGGGGTTCCACTTCTAGTGCGATCCCAGAAATACGCGCGCACGCGCCGTCAAGATCAATCTTCCGTAAGATGCAATACGGATGGAGTGACGCGCGCACTTCGTCTCGGGCTTGCTGCTCGGCTTCTGCGGGCAACACGCCTTTGCGCACGCGCTGTTTGTCTACGCGCGTTTTGATTCGGGTGGTGGATTGAATCACCACATTCAGTAACGCATTACGCAACGCCCGCGCGTCATCTTCCTCGTCGTCATCCGCTGGTGAAGCAGGTTTCATCTGTGGCGTAACCGGCTTAGCCGGTTCGTCTTGCGGATCGCCGCCCAGGTTCCCCATGTTTAGCGGGTCGAGGTACACGGACCCAACGCCATCGGGCAGCGGTGCCATATTTTCCATCGCGCGCACTTCGTCCGGGACCACATACGGACGCCCGCCAAGCGCCGATTTATACCCGTCGATGCGGCTTTTGAAGTCGGTCCGCATAAGCGCTTGCCGGTGAAATTCCACGATAATCGTGTCGGACTTCTTTTCTTCCGGCGTGGTCAACTTCTCGCGAAATTCCGCCTCGGCCATTGCCATATGCGGGTCAATCGATTCGTCAATGAATTCCTGGTTGCTTTGTTCAAGGCTTGCAAAAGACGTGCGCGCATCATCCCCTAGCTTGTACGCCGGCAGGTTCAGGAAGTTTGCCGCCTCGCGAAT